ATTGCCCAACCACCGCCACCACGACCACCAGCCATAACACCGTGGTCTGAACTATCTGTACCTGTTGATGATGAAGTCATCCAATGGCCGCCACCACCACCTACATTAGTTAGAGAAGTAGGATTTGCTGAATCTGTAGCTGATGCAAAAGTAAATTTTTCACAAGTGTCCATGTGAGTAACACCATTTACAACTCCACCATTAAAATAAGATGCCGTTGCAGAATTAGTTACTGTAAGACCCCATATATAAGTGCTGATAGAATTACCACCAAAAGTAGCAGGTGTAGCAACCGTTTGAGTGCTACCTGAACTAAAAGCATAATATGTTAAATTAGCAGTTTGAATACCACCCTGAGTTCCACTAAATAACCATGCATTACCATCTGTAGGACTCGTACCACTAGTACCTTGTCCCCAAGCTGGTAAATTGTTTGTACCTACTATTAACTCTTGACCATCTGTACCTTTAGGTAATTCAACATATTTTGAACCGTCATAATATAATATATCTCCGGCTGCAGGACTTCCTACAGAAATCTTAGTTCCATCTACTGCATTATCTTCTATTATATTTGTTGATATTTTCTGTAATGCCATTTTAATTTACTCAATTTCTGTTAAATTGATTTTATATTTTTTACCAGTAATATTATTTAATAGAAAAAGATTCTCATCTCCTTCTTCAAATGTCCAAGAACCAGATGTTCCATCTACACTATTACCATTTCGGTGAGTATTATCTAAATGCAAATCACCTGTTTTTAAATCTTGAACAACGATTGCAGTACCTTCTGCTTTGATAGTTGCATCATCACCCATGTAGAGTGTATTAGACCCAAGATACATATCTCTAATTTTAAATTCAGCTGAACCTATATCATAAGTATCATGTTGTGATGGTAAAATATGATTAGTAAATTTATGACCATTAAAATCTAAAACACCACCGAGTTGCGGTGTCGTATCTTCTAGTAAACTACCAATACCATTTGTTATTACTAAATGTAAAACTTTAACTTTAGAACCATTACCGGGTGGTGAACTTGGAAAATCAATACTAGTTGTAGTTGGTAAAGTATATGAACCTGTAGGTTGTGCTACACCATCAACAAAAACTAATACTGCTTCTTTATCATTAGCTTCATTAGTAAGTGGTGAAAATGTAGTTGCTGTTCCATCACCAATAAAGTTATCTTCTATAATACTGGTGTTTACTCCCATATGTAACACTCTAATAGAATCACCAGTTGCAGGTGGTGCTGAAGTAATATCAATAGTAGTTGGTGTTGGTAAAGTATATGTTCCTGTTGGTTGTGCTACACCTTCAATAAAAACAAGTATTTTTTCTTCACTACTAGCTGAAATACTTAAAGTAAATGTTGTGGTTGTTCCATCACCTGTGAAAACATCTTCCACATATGTAGAATTACCACCACCACCTCCTGTACTTGCAGCCCATTCAGGAGCAGTAGCACCACCATTCATTGTTAATACTTGACCAGCTGTACCCTTTCCCAACCGAACATAATCCGTTCCATTGTAATAAAGCGTATCACCAGCTGCATCACCACCCATTGCGATATGTGTTCCATTAACTTCATTAGTTGCGATGTCTTGTGCAACAATAACACCCGGTGCAATCATTGCTGATGTAATTGCATTATCAGGAATTTGAATATTTCCTACGGTACCTGTAACATCACCACCAACAGGTTCAGCAGAAATATCAGGAGTAGGTACAGTTCCAAAAGATATAACACCTGCACCATTTGTTTTTAAGAATTGGCCATTATTACCGTCATTCAGATTTAACTCAGTAATGCCAATCGTATTAGCATTAATCTGCGCATTGGCAACAGTACCCGACAAATCTCCACCGACAGGTTCAGCAGAAACATCAATAGTTGAAAATGTAAGACCATTCATATTATCAACTGATAATACTTGTCCTGCTGAAGGTGGTGTAATTTGATCTACTTTTAATTGTGGAATACCTACAGCATTATTAACATTTGTCATATCCTCTTTTGCTAGAGGATGTCCACCAGCTGTCGCCTTGTCATGTACGACAACTGTATCCTTATCAGTATCAACTGTTATCTCACCGGTCTCCCCGACAAAAATACTGTGATTAGATGTTGTACCTCTTCTTATTTGTACTAGTTTAGCGGGCATAATCTTTAACCTTATTTTTTATTATTTATACGCGACATCTTAAAGTAAATCGTAATCCTTGACCAGCAGTACCTGTACCAATCTGCGTTACTTTAAATGTTATCCTATCACCAGAAACAAATGAAGCAAGATTAGAATCTATCGTACCACTTGATAATGATTGAACATCTTGTGCAAAGAATGGTTTATTAACACCAGTATATATTGATACTCCATTTTTTTCTATATCACAAATAACAGGTTGTGTTGTAGCTACAACATCAAGAAATCCTGCTTCACCTTCAATAGTACCTGAACGAGCCATAACCAAGTGTCCATAAGTACCAACTTCCAAATCTTCTGCTACTAAACTTGTATCATATCCTCCAACAAATCCAAGATCGTATGGAAGATGTGTAACAGCTGCACCATTGAGTGCTGGCAAAGTAGTTCCTGATAATTTACTTGCATCCATTCCAATAATCTTTTCATCTGTTATAGTAGCATCTGATATTTTTATATTGGTAATAGAATTAGCTGCAATCTTAGAAGCTGTTACTGCATTAGCTGCTATCTCTAATGAACCAACCGAATTAGCAACAATTTGTGCGTTATTAATTGTACCAGATAAATCTCCACCTAATGCATATTCAGTTAATAAATCTCTGAATACAAGTGTACCACTACCATTAGTTGTAAGAACACTATTTGCAGTAGAATCAACAACATTAAGTTCTGCAACATTAATTGTATTTGCAGCTATCTGTGCATTAGCAACAGTACCAGTTAAATCACCACCGACTGAAAATGCAGCGGCAGTCTGATCTATAAAACTTAATGTACCATTTCCATCCGTAGATAATACTTGTCCACTTGTTCCATCTGCAAAACTTAACTGTGCAATACCAATAGTATTAGCAACATTAGACATATCTTCTCTTGCCAACGGAAAACCACCAGCCGTTGAACCGTCATGGACAACAACAGTATCTTTAGCGGTATCAACCGTTGTTTCACCTAAAGCTCCGGTAAATGCGTTGTGATCTACCGTTGAACCTCGTCTTAGTTGTACTTGCTTAGCCATATTATTTTCCTTGTCTATACTCTAGTCTTTAACAAAAATCTTAAACCTGCACCAATATTACCAGCCGTTGAACCAATAGCTGTTACTTTAAAAGTTATTCGATCACCAGAACTAAATGACAGTTGACCACTATCCAATACGCCTGCTGTCATATTATTACTATCTATAACAAATTGTGGTTTGGTTGCATATATCGTAGTACCATTTTTTTCTATGTCAATAACAACAGCAGCTCCAAGAGCAACAGTCTCAAGGTGTCCTACTTCTCCATCAAATACACCATTTCTTCCCATAATAAGAACACCATAAGTACCAACTTCTAAATCTTCTAGTGCTAAGTCTGCATCATAACCAGCATTAAATGCCATATCATAATGAAGGCCTGTAAGACTTGAACCATCAATAGCAGGTAAAGCACCAGTTAATTTACTTGAAGCCATACCATTAATTTTAACATCAGTTATTGCATCATCAGCAACCTTAGTTGTTGTTACATTTAAATCTGCGATCTTGGCTGTTGTAATATTATTATCAGCGATCTTGGCTGTTGTTACATTTAAATCTGTAATCTTATCTGTGGTTACTGAATTGCTAGCTAGTTTAGTTTCAGTTACATTTGCGTCAACAATGTTTATTGTGGTAACTGCATTAGTTGCTAAGTTTGCAGCCGTAACAGAAGTATTAGCAAGTTTTATATTTGTAACTGCTCCATCAGCTAACTCAGTTGTACCAACTACATTGGCAACGATTTGTGCATTACTAACAGTACCAGATAAATCACCACCCATTGCTAGAGATGGAATTGTTGGTTGACTTGTAAAACTAAAATTTCCATTACCATCTGTTTGTAATACTTCACCAGCATTACCATCTGAAAAGTTTAATTGTGCAATACCAATAGAGCCAGCAACATTAGACATATCAGCTCTTGCCAACGGATACCCAGTTGGAAGATTTACATCAAGAGTAGCCCTACCATCAAGGTCTGTTCCATCATGGACTCTAATAGTTTTATCTGTAAGGTCAACAGTTATTTCACCTTCCTCACCAGGAAAGTTTTTATGTTGGTCTGTGGTACCTCTTCTTATCTGAACAATTTTAGCCATTTTGTTTTCCTAATAAAGTCTTAAGCATTTCTTTAAGATCAGCAATATCTTGTTTCATATTATTTATATCGTTAATCTCATCCATTTTTTTCTGTCTTGCAAGTTTATAATTTTCTAAAGCACTTCTATTTGTGTTAAGAATTGCTTTAGAATCTATATCACGAACATATTTTGTTTCTTTTACTTTTATAGTTTCCATATTAAGCCAATGCGATTGCCCTTAAATCTTTTATTAATGGGACTCTGGTTGTTTCACTTGATGGTGCTGTCATAACAATTTTAACTGCAAATATCTTAAAATTTTCATATATAACAGAATTTTGTGTATATGTTATATTTCCATCATTTGTATTAGGAACAAACTCAAGTTCTAAATATTCACTCTCATCATCTGATATAGATTTACTATTTACATTAGAAGCTTCTTTCATCAAAGTCCAAGCCTTGTTATCAAACAAATCACTATCAAACTGTGATAATACTTTATAGTAAACAGCAATCTTAGAATTACCTTGTCTATTAGCTGTCAAGAATACTTGCAAGCTTGTTGCATCAAACCCATCTTTCAACGTAACCCTTCTTGTAATATACCTAGCTGTTGCATCACCACCTGATAGAATACCATCAGTATCTGCTGTATCATTAATAATATTTTGAATAGTAATAACACTATTCCTAGCTGTATCAATAACTGGACTAATATATTTACTTGATGAAGAAAGTGTAGCTCTCGATTCAAAAGAGCCTTGTGTAGATCCCTCAACTTCTTTTCTTGAATCTAATATAAAATTAGTATTCTGAATAAGAGGACGATACTCAACATCAAAACTATCATCACCTTCATCTTTCATTTTAACGCCCCACTTAATATTAGTTTTATTAATTCTAATTTCTTGTGGAACAAGTTGAATAAGATCAGCCTTAGCATCATAAGAGACACCTGCAAAATCTCTGAATACAGCATTACCATCAGTATTAGTAACAAACTCTGCTATATTAATATTGAATGATAAATCTTGATTTTGTTCTGGTGTCCACGTTGAAGCATTCTGTGATTTAAAGAATACACCAGCATAAGGTTGCTCAGATATTTTTCTATCTGTGCCAACAATATTCTCACCCATCTCTGCAATATAAGTTTCATATTTCAAACTATTACTAATTACAACTATTGAATACTCACCAGGTTGTAAATAAACTAATGATGGAAATGCAAACTTTGTAGCTACACTTGCATCTTCACTTACAGTAATATCAGCAGGGAATTTTGTAACATTAGAGAATGGAACAATCGTCTGTGCAGGATAACCATTCAATGTATCTCTGATTTGTAATGTAACAGGAATACCATCTTCATCTTTCGTCTTGAAGAATAATTCAACATCTGTTAGAAATACTCCATCTGGATATAATGCAGGATCAACCAAGAATGTTTCTGCAAGAGGATCAACCCATCCAACTGTATTAACACGATTGAATGTATTTGTAGTTGTTCTAAACTCTGTAGCACTACCCTGTGCAAATGTTTGGATTGTTGGAACCCTTGTAGATAGAACAACATTCTCTCTTGTTTGTAATAAGCCCTGTGCTTGATAAACAACTTCAGCATAAGTACCAGCTGTAATCAAATCACCAACTTGGTTATCTGTTAATAAGAATTGTCTTTCACCAGTTCTAAATCTCAATGTATCACTATTAGGAATACTAAAAGTTAAGTTACTAATAGAACCAGCATCATCTGTAAAAATAGCACCACCTAAAGTTCCACCATTAGGAGTACAATAAACATTAACATCTTCACCATCAAAACGTGCATACACTCTTGTATTAGGTTTCATGCCTGTTACATCAACAGTAATATCTCTAGCACGAATAAATGGTATAACAGAAACATCAACCACTCTATCACCAATGCTATTTCTTACAGTATCAACACCAGTAATCTCATTACGAATACCAGTTCTTGTTTGTGTTACTTCACGTTCAACTGTCTGATTAACTTGAATAGCATTTCCACGTCGGAAAGAACCACTTTGAGCAACTACTCTTTCTCGGCCTGTACCAAGTGTTTGCCAATCATTAAATTGTGTACCAAACGCTAAACCAACTAAACTTGACCATGCATCATTCTCACCTTGAAGATTGACAACAACTTCTGGATTTGTTGATGTATCAATCCAGTTATCATTAGGTGGTGTTAGATCAACAGTACCAACCCATGCTAATACTGCAAATGGATTTATGTTTACTGCTTTACTTGCAATAGGTTGTTTAATAAATGGTATAGTATTATATGGTAATGTAATACAATCACCAGTTTTTGCAACACCCGTTGATGCTTCTTCTTTATATTCAACATCTACAATATTAGAAGAAAATCTTGGTCTTAAAATCTTATCATCAAAGTCTATTGAACATTGATAGTCTGGATTTAAAACATTACCAACACTATGGCCATTAAATCCATCAACCAATATTCCATTCTTAAATCTATCTAATCCAGCAGTATCTTTAATATCTAATGCTTCTGCATCTTTTTCCAACAATGATAGTGAAGTGTAATACTCAACATTAGAAATTCTTTTTTCTAGTTTACCAATATCTCTCATTGTATATCTTTTATTTTCGATATACTCTGCTCTAATATCTTTTGCATTAAATGTATAAGCTGGAATATTAAGAGTATAGAGATTCATTGTACCATCAAGTGTAGCAGGCGGTGTTGCTGTTAAAGAAGAAACACCCGTATTATCACCAAATTTTCTTTCTTTACTTAAATAGATTGTATCTACTCTTGGAAGGTAATAACTATAATCCGAAGTGAAATCTTCATTTGGCACTGGTAACTCAATATTTTCTATTGTTGTACCACCATCTACTCGTCTTGGTCTAAAGTCAATACAATCTCTAAGTTCTAATTCATCACCTGATACTGGACTTGTAAATGCTGGAATGTCAGCAAAGCTTACTGAACCAGTATAAGAATCAACAGATAAATAACCATTACCAGTATGTGTAAAATAATCAAAGACAGCAGAGATTTGTCCGGTTGGTGCTGTTTGTCCTGACTTTAATTTAACTCCACCATGATCGTAAATATTATCTCTCTGTCCATTATCCAACATATATCTTGATGTAACATCTGTACTACCAGCATTAACACCAGAAACAACTTTAGTAAATCCAGTAGTTGCACCTGTAACATTTTCAGAAGAAACAAATGTTCCAGATACAGGAACATAAGTTACTGATGTTGTACCAGAATCACCTACAATAACTAATCCCTTTGCACCAGATGTTTGACCAGTAATAGTTTCACCACGCTGTAATGATTGAGCAGTGCTTGCAACAGTAAGTGTAGGTAATGTAGGTGCAGTATTAATATCCCCAGAATCATAAACTGCACGAAGCTTCCAAATATCTGAAAATCCCAAACCATCCCAAACACTATCAGAGGTAGCTGGTGTAGCAAAAGTTTTTACTTCACTAGCTACTAATGACTTTACTCTTTCTTGTTTACTACTAACATTTAATGTTGCAATAATTTCTGCTTTGAATGTTCCACCTGTACCAGTTACGCCTGTATTAAAAGTTGCACTTGTACCTGTATTTGAAATAACAATAGTACCACCTTGGTCGAAGCGAACAATAGAACCTGCTGCAAGACCTGAACTTTCAGGATCCTTAACAACAACTAAATAATTTTCTCTTGCATTACTATCAGATAATGTTGAACCCGTACCAATAAATTTTTCAGATGAACCAGCACTTGATATAGCACCAGTACCACCACTAAATTGAACGCCAAGTCCTCCGCCATTGAAAACTCTTTTAATTGGATAGCCTGTATCTATAACATCATTCAACCCACGAATAGATTTAATAACATCTTGGGGATATTTAAAAACAAGACTATTAAAATTAGATTCATTTAATACTGTATCTTTAGAAGGATCAGTACCACCAACTTTACCAGTAACATCAATCTCTGCACTTGCTCTTAATGCAACAGGAGTTGCAGTTGCATCAACTGGAATAACAACAGACTCAATATTCTCAAACTTATCAGATGTCAGTTGCACATCATAAATATATAAATTAAATATTCTATTTGCACCACTAGTAGAAGAAGAAAAATCAATACTTCTTACTTTAGCTGTTCCTATCTTCTTATCTGCATAAGTTGTTGGATTAGTTAAAACAGGGTTAGCAATGCTATGTAAATCAACTTCTTGATGTTCACTAATATTAAACAGGCCAACAAGATTTTTTACAATAACATAATTTCCAAATTGCATTAACCGACTAAAACCATTAACATTAACAATTTCTCTAGCTTTATCTAATTCTAAATCTTGAGATACTAATGTCTCAAATTCAAAACCTTCAATAAATGCTTTCCCGGGATCAAGTCGTACAATAAATTTTTCTTCATTTGTAGGATGATCTCTTAATTGTATATTAAATGATCTTACTGTATAGCTACCAGACTCATCAAAAGTTCGTCTTGCAAAAGTTTCTTCCAATACAGAATAGATAGGAACTTTAATATCTTTTTCTTTAACACCTTTATTAACTCGGAGTAGTTCATAGAAATCTACATCATCTTGTGAGTCAAGTGTTTTCTTTGTAAGTGTTAGTGAAAATTTCAAACGATCTGCACCAGGTGCGGCAAAGTTTGAAGAACCCTGTGCATTATCAAGTAATGATATATCACCACCAGCATTAACTACTGTCTCAGTAACAGTCAATCCAATCTTATAAGAAGGATTGTCAAAATATTTATCCAGTATTAATGTTTGTGCAGGTACTTTAATAAAGTTACCATTGATATAAAATACACCTTCTGATATTGATGTAGAACTACCTGTTCCAACAGCTGTAGAAAGAACACTCTCACCAGTTGCATTAACACCACCAGCTGGAGCAGCTGCAATCGTTACAGTTGGTGTGGCTCCACCAGAAGAAGTGCTATAACCTGCACCTTGATTGACAACAGTTATTTCTGTAACAACTCCATTTGTAATAGTAGCAAGTGCTGTTGCGTTTGTACCACTACTAGGTGCATTTGCAATCGTAATTGCTGGAGGTTCAGTATATCCAGCACCACCATTAGTAATTGTAATAGAACGAATACTGGTAGGCTCAGCATCAACAATTTCTGCTGAGATACTACGATCTGTAGCATACAATCTTTCACCAGCTAGAAAGGCAGGAGATGTTTCTAATGTACCTTGAGCAGTTGCACCAGAACCAGTACCACCTGTTAGTTGAACAGTAACAATAGGTTTGCCATCAGAATCAGTAGCATTTGAAGCGTAACCTGATCCACGATTTATAATATCAACACCAATAACAACACCACCACTAATGATTGCCTCAGCTTCTACTCCTGTACCACCACCTGCTACAGCTACTGCCGGTGCTACTGTATATCCACTTCCTTGATTTATTACTCTAATGCCCTGTACTTTATCTGTCTGTGAACCACCCGTGATGTATTTTACAAATAATGTATCAGGATCCCCAGTTGTACTATCTACTGCCGAAGTACCAAGAACCAGAGCTTTGGAACCGGTCTGTGTTCCAACGATTGTCTTTCCTACAAAATTAGCTACATTAATATCAACACCATTATATTGTGGTTTGAGTTTAATGTATTCATAATCCAAATTTAAAACAAGTTCACCACCAGATACTTTACTTCCATTTTTAAAAACATGATCTCCAAATTTCTTTACTTGATCTCGGAGTATGCTTTGTTGAGTAGTTAGCTCTCTAGCTTGTACTGGAAGCGATGGCTTATATAGGACTTGATGATAATTTTTATCATCATCAAAGTCGTCAAAATAAGGACTCTGGTTTGTATTGATTGTAATATTATTCGACATAGTAAGGCCTTTTTAAAATTCAACTACAAGTTTAACATCTTCAGTAGAATCAGTTGATCTATGAATAGGAGGTCGATACTCTGTGTATAACATAATTCCAGTATCTTCCGTGATTTCATTTTTAGCATATGTATCAGCAGTAGCAAGAGTATCTTGCAAAGTTTTTGGATTAACCAATACATGAACCTTTCTAAAATCCTCATCAATAGGTAAATCAGTATTAGCAGCTCCTCTTAGACGAGCATTCATCATAACAAATGCTCCACCCAATTCTCCAACTGGATCGCTACCATGACCACCTTTAGGATTTATAACAACTTTTAATATAGCACCAGCACCAGAACCACTAGTTACTTCTGCTGTAGCTTGACGATAACCTGTTCCCTGATTTGGTGTTCTATTAACAATAGTAATTTCTTCAATAGCTCCTGTTCCATCAGTCTGTCGTGAAACTCTTGCAGTTATTCCAGAACCACCACCAGATTGTCCACCACTAGTACCATCAATAGTAACGGCTGGTCGTACTTCATAAACACTTGCTGTTGTTGGTAGATTATTAACATCCCAAGCAGGTGATACTGTTGCCAATCTATCAACGGCAATATAATCTGTAACAGTTGTAAACTGTCCTGCACCTGGCCCACTTGTAATGTAGATTGTCATATCTTTATAATAATCATCAGTTGTTCCATCTGCTACTTGTGTAGTATTATTATTTGGATCAGCTGCGTTTTGTAAAGATATTTTATCTGGATTGTTAGCTGCAACATCTGATACTGGTTGACCAACAGTTGATCTATAACCTGTACCACCAGCAGTAACCTTAATATAATCTATTGAACCATCTATAGCATTTTGTTGAACATCCCATTGCTTTGTTCCATCATCAGCTGTTAAGGTCTTGGTTGGAATCCAATCAGCTGTAACATATTTCAAAACATCTGCTTGCTGGACTTCAAACATAAACTTCCATACATATCCATCTGCATCTGTCTTGGTCAATCCTTCACTATTACCTGTTGGTTTTACAGTAGAAGCTGCACCATTATTATTACTGATACACTTATATACTCTAAATTCATCAGTAAAAACATAAAATGGTGTTTCGGACACACTATTAGCAGGATTAATATTATCAATAATATCATCCCTATCATGGCTGTATTCACGATATATAGTACCACTTGTCCAATCATATCTAGCAATAACATGAGAAACATCAGTTATTCGTTTAATAGCACGGATGTCGTCCCAATGAAAAGCAGAGGCTTGAGTCGTATCAACTGGCAATGGAATATTAATATCACTTGCTGGATTGCCATCTGTTACTCTAAACTCAGCAAGGTTATCCGCAGTAGTGCCACTCCAAGCATCAGTCTTACCAAAAGCTAGATAAATGTTATTTTTTCTGGTATTAGTACCAGATACGGTCTCAGTAAAACTCTCAATGAAGTTATCTGCCTGAAACTTTCTGAAACTATTATTGATTATTGCACTCATGTTATAATTCCTTTTTAGATTGATTTATACTTGCTATATTTATAATACTTTTTAAAGAATTTTAAAATTATACTGGTGTAAATGGTAATGCTACATTTCTACTGCCATTTGCCTCAAAATCTGTCTTATATTGTGTTATCATTGTATTCATACTTCTAACTGTTTTTAAACCACCTAAATAGCTATAAGTAAATATTTGTTCTGTTGAATAGTTTGATATTGCTGATTCTGCTTGTCTGAATATAACAGCAGTAGCAGTTGCTGTCGTACCAGAAACAGGTGCATCTATCGTAATTGTTGGCAAACTGGTATATCCTGTGCCAGCATTTGTAATATTAATATTAACCACTTTATCAGCATCTGCTCCTGTACCCATAACAGCAATAGCAGTAGCTTGTGTTCCACTAGCAGGTGCTGAAATCGTTACATTTGGAACAGTTGCATATCCTGAACCTTGCTCGAATACTACCATTTTGTCAATCATACCATCAGTCATATACTGACTATATCCTGGTTGTTTATTAAATTTATGATTATCAAAAGTTCGTTTAATCGGACCTAATCGTTTCTGTGTATAAGACTTTGGATTTGGAAATACTATACCATAATCTTCAGCAGTTTGTGTTGCTGTTTGATCTGGGCTACCATAATCAGCATCTGGTTGTGATGTTCCAATATCTGTATATCTATAATCACTAATTCCATCTAGTTTTTGCAATTCTTGAATATGTAAATCTTTTTCATAATTTTGACACTTGGTTGGCTTGAAAGTGAAAATCTCATTTGTGATTAACTCGTAATCTTCCATCTGAAGATCAGTAAGACCACTAGTTACATCTGTATCAGTAATCAGTCCAAAGTTTGTTGGTGAACAAATACCTATTTCAAATGGAAAATTAACATCACCAACACAACCAAGATTAACAGGTGCTATAGTAGCAGCCGCTTCTGTAATAGTTCCAAAATCATCAGTATCACCAACAGCAGTTGATAATGTTTCTACGCCAGGCTGATAATCTTCATTTGCAGGATCAGTAGCTTCTGACTCTGTAATGAGACTATAATCTATTGTTATGTGAGTTAAATCAAATCCACCGTAATCATCAGCTTCTCTATAATCTCTTATATCTTGTTCGGCATCACAAGTCTCAATATCCAAGTCAAGAATAACTGGAGGTCCAATACTTTCATCATGGAAGATAATAGTATATCTATCCAATGTATCTGGAATAATATTAGTAAGACTTAGTTGTAATGGAATATTTGATATTAATTGGTATCTACCAAATAATGCAAGGCCTGCTGGATGGACAACACGTTTAACAACATCTCTCCATTTGTCAATCGTATGGCCAGATGCAATCTCATAAGAGAATAATTGATAAAAGAAACTATCTTGAATATACTTGTCTGAACTTAACCAACCATCTTGAGATGCAAAGTTAGGAGTTGGATTTTCATTATATCCACCTACATTAACAATAGCTGTTGCATTACCAGAACCTAAACCAGTCAAATCAAGTGTTGGTGCTGGAGCATATGCAAAACCGGAATTAACAACTTCAAAAGATTTTATACCTCCAATACCAGTACCTGCAATATTAAAAACTATATCTGCACCTGTTCCAGAACCACCAGAAATAGTTGGAAGGGCAGTATAACCAGAACCAACATTCTCCATCCAAAGTCTTAATATTGTTCCATTAGTATCAACTTCTTTAACACAAAGACTTGCTGTTCTGCCATCTATTTCTAATTTACCTGTATTGTCAATAGTAAGTTTATCACCTGTCTTATATCCAGTACCACCATTATTAATTGTAACTCCACTCATTGAACCCGTATTCAAATCTCTAATACGAATAAGACCACCAGACCCAAGACCACCACCTGACAATCTAACAATTTCTCCAGCTGTATATAATGTTCCAGGATTTGTTATTGTAACATTTGTAATAATAGAACCAACATTAAAATTATACAAACCATCTGTTATTACTTCATTAGCTTCAAAGACACCCAAGACACCAGATAGATAAAGTGTACTTACACGATAACTACCAATAAACTCTGTTATTGAATTTTCAACAACTGCTGTTGCACCAGATGTTTGACCAGTAATCAGTTTACCAACAAGCTTACCAATAGTACCATCCGGGTCTATCAGTCTTAATACTTTACTTGTATCATACTTACCATCAGATACTCTTAAAATATCTTCACGAGGTAAACTAATTGTAATTTCTTCTTGATACAATAATCGAAATAAAAATTCAAATGATCTTGTTGTTCCCTTTGTTCTATAAAAATCCCTAAGACGTTTTAATAGAAATGGTTTATTGACATTAGTAAAGATTGCTTCTGGTATATCTTCACCAAACTGTTTTTTAAAGTATTGTAAAAACTCTGTAACAGTTTTATCAATATTAGCATAGTTATCAAGATTACCAAGAATCTCATGGGCCTTGCCAGGCTGTTCCATATATTCAAAGTAAGCCTCCATAAAAGAAACAAAGGTCTCATGGTCTTTCTTTACAAAATCAGGTAACTGACTTTCTATTCTAAGACTTACCTTATCCTCATATGGAGGATGTATTGGATGATTTGGCGTTACTGTACTCATATTAGATTAATGTTTCTGCTACCATGTTAATTGTTATTGATGTTGCTTCTGCTGAGTCATAAGTTAAAATCTGTTCTCTCAATGGTGTTATATCACTATTATTAATTTCTGGTGTTACAGTAAATTTTACATGATTACTTCCGTCAACAATAGATACCGGAGTAAATTTATTTACAACAACTTTTCCAGTATCATAATCTATTGTTCCATGATTAGTAGAACCGTCAGCTTGTATTAAAAACTGTCTAGGCTCGGTAATTACAGTATCGACACATCTAGCTGCCATAACATTTCCTTTACTATCATCAACAAAACAATATGTATTACCATCTGTTCCAGTAAAGGTAGTAGAATGAACACTTCCCTTTTCTAACTGATTAGTAAAATACATAGTAAAATTCTCTGGAACATTTAGAGCTGTTGGTATCATTCGCTGTTGATATTTTACCAATGTTTTATTATTTCTAATAGAGTTATTAGTATTATCAATAGCTTGTACTAATTTTGAATGACGAAATTTCTGATCGAATTTTTCCAGATTTGTTTGAACATAACTTTTTATAGCTGTATCAATATTTGTCTTTAGTGTATTCTCGTCTGTTAAATTTTTAATTGGATCATAATTTATAGTAGATTCAATAACAAGATAAAAGAAAATAGGATCGACAATAACTGGCTCAACTGTTACAACATTTACATTTTTTAGTATATCTCTTTTAATAGATTCTTTAGCATTCTCATTTAAAAAATTATTTCCAAATATCTTAACTGCAACAAATACTCTACCATACTGGACTGTATCTGCATCCTCACCACCATATACTTTTACTGATTCTATATCAGGACGCTGTTCCAATAAAAGAGCTTGATAGTCAAACTTTGTTGTAGCTCTTCTTTGTGCTTGATAAAGTTTTGGTGCTTGGAAACGTAATGATTCTATACTCTGAATCTCGGCCCCACCTGTTGCAACTTCAGTTGTAGTCAATACATATCGTTCAGAAGATAAACCAGCAACACTACCAACAGCAGTAAATGCAGCTGCAAAATTAGCAGCAGCTCCTTTTGTTACAACATATTCAACAAAAATAACATTACCATCTGACAATGCACTACCTATCGTTCCATCACCAAAAGAAATTTCATATAATTCATCTTCTACTTCTTTAGTAAAATAAACTTTATCTGTTCCCTTGATAGTTGTAACATCTACTGCATTACCATCTGTGTATGTAAAGACCTCAGTATCACTAACAGATTTTTGAACTTTTACAGAAAGAGTGCTAAGATCAACATTTCTATTTGGAATAACAAATCTTTGTGTGGTATCAACTGCATTAACTACAAAAGCTTTATTTAAAATTTGACCTTCTACAATTTCTAAATCAGTAATAGAATATGTACCCGTAACAGAACGTGGAATAGCCGTAGTTGTATTTGTCGTAAATGTATAAGATACACCATCAATACTTGTACTGAATTTAGTATCTTTTTCTATGGTTAAAGAAAGTGGAGTTCCTACTGGTGTGAACGTCATACTAATTTTAGCCTTTGCAGCTTTCTTAGATGTGCTATGTACGTTGAGATGTTGAGAATGTGATACAACTGATTCTCTTAGTGAGGAAGAATCCAAGAACATTTCGTTACCAAGCATATTAGCATAATAACTCATATAATGTGTATTATAAGCAAGCAAATCTAATAATACTGCCATACCACTACCTTCAAAATCATAATCTTGAAATTCCACTTGGCCCTTCAAATATCCAACTAAGTTTGATTTAATAGTATCAAATTCTAATTCTGTTATTTCTAATTTATTTGAACTTGGCATTATCTAAGCCTCTCTAAAAATAATTCGATTGTTACAGGATCAGCTACATTAATGACCCTAAAAGTAATTGTTACATTAACTCCATTTCTATCTGGCTTAACAGAAACAAAAACATTTATTACTTCTGCACGTGGCTCAAAATTTCTAATAGTATTTTTAATAGCATACTCTATATCAGCCTTAGTTCTTGGAGTAGCATTTTCAAATAAATATCTTGTAACACCACCATCTATCTCTGGTTGAAATGGACGCTCATACCGATTAGTGAGAATCAAGTTTCGGATTGATCTCTTTACAGCCTCTACATCTGTCTTTTTTACAATATCTTTAGTAGTAGGGTGCTTGATAAAGTCTAAATCAAGATCACTCCACCTTCTAGTATTGGTGCTGAGGCCTTTTGTAAATATCATTTTTTTTAACCTTTTTCCTTGTATTGCTATTTTTTTTGTGTTATTATTGATATGTGGGTGGGTTCAAGTTTACTTTCTTCCTTGTCCCCTATAGCGTTTCCAACATCTTCTCTTATGTTTATTCTTTGGTGTACTTCTTGTTGGATGAGCTCCAATAGATGTAACTTTCTTAACACGTTCTTTCTTTACTGATTCTAATCCTTTAGCTTTAGCCATTGTGTCTCCTTATTTTGCAATAACAAATTTTCCTGATTGAACGGATCTACTTGAAGTATAAGCTACTAATTTTTGTGCTATTTTAGAATTAAGTTTTTCTAATTTTTTATCACCTTCATTTGCACTAAACCAATCATATAAAATAGGCATTATACCATTACAAATTGTTTCACCACTTAAATGAGCTCTTTCTTCTTTATATTTTATATAATCTTTTGTATCTATGGATGATTTTGATGATCCTCTTTTAACACCATATTTGTTATTTAATTTTATAATTCCCTTTTCATATGCAGTAAATGCTTTATCAAAGGCCTTTGATAAATCTGC